GTAAACTGAGAAGTACCACCTGCTGAAAAAGCCAGAGTATCTGCTGCACTAAATAATAAACCTGTATTAAGATCACCTGTGTTACTAATAGAAGGAGCACCTGCTGTTCCGTCAGCCGCGGAGATTTGTCCTCCAGCGACTATTACACCACTAACGTCAAGGATACCATTTAAGTCAACAGTGGTTGCTGCAATTTCTACTTCGGTATCAGCATCAATATCTAATTGACCATCGGCACTTGAATGAATTTTTAATGCACTATCTCTAAATGTTAAGTAATTATCTGAATTTAATAATAAGCCTGCGTCTGCAACATGGGTAAGTGTTACTTCTTGATCATCACCAAAATTAACAACTGCACCATCTGCTAAAAATAAATCTGAAAATTCTAAAGCACTTGTTCCTAAAGCTGCTCCATCAGAAGCATCAGGTACGAAAGCGGTTGTTGCTGTAATTGTTGTACCTTGAGCATCTCCTGTTACTGTAAGATTGTCAGCGATTGTTGTTTCTGATGTAGTATGGCCAATTGTTAGTGCAATTCCTGAAGTTTCAGTAGCAATTTTTAAAGCACCTACAGCGTTTGTAATATAAGAATTTGATCCATCGTGATAAAGAGTTAAATCTGTACCGGCCCCTAATTTTAAAATATCGCTATCACCTAGCGCAACGTGGGTAGCAAAAGTTGCTACGCCTGTTACACCTAAAGTTCCACCAACTGAGGTATTACCGGTTGTTGTAAGATTATCAGCGATTGTTGTTTCTGAAGTTGTGTGACCTATTGTTAAGGCGATTCCAGAAGTTTCTGTTGCTAATTTTAAAGCACCAGTAGCATTAGTAATATAAGAATTAGATCCATCATGGTAAACCAACATGTCATTGCCAGTACCAAATTTAGCATTAGCACTATCAGCAAACGTTGCATGAGATCCTGTTAATACATTAAATGCATTCGCAGTAAATGTAAAATCATCTGCGCCCGCAATTTCAATATCAATTTGATCATCGGTACTTGCTGTAATGCTTGTATCGGAATCAGCGTCAAGAGTTAATTCGCCACCATCTAAATCGTATGTACCTACTCCACCAATATTTGAATCAACAAGATTTGGATTCGTACCATCGTCAGCCGTAGCATAAATAAGTTTTGTTCCTTTATCAGTCGCAGCCCAAGTAACACTGGATCCTGAACCAGAAACATATTTAAATTGAACGGTGTAGGCACCTGATGTGTTATTTTTAGCTATATAAAAAGTTTGAACATCCAAAGGAATCGTTACAACTTGGTTCCCAGTAATGGTTCCTGTAAATTCTATAATTCTGTGTGCAAGAACTGCACCTGTTGATCCATCAGAAACAGATAACGTTGTTGTTTGAGCACTACCCGCTATGGATTGTGCAGTATAACCACCAGCTATTTGTTCTATAATTTGTAAATTAGTATTAGTTTTAGATCCCCAGTCACCGGCATTTTCGCCGGTTGTCATTAACTCGGTACCTAATCCTGTATATGTTGATGCCATAATTTATCCTACGCGCTTGCTACAAAAACCTCCACATCACATGCTGCAGTATCTGCATCCACGGTAATGTCCATTAAATCTGCAAGACCTGATGCTAAAGCGGATCCTGCTGCCTTCATGGTATCCACTACGCCACCGCTATTATCACCTGGATAAATAAACGAGTGACCAGCGTCAACCTTCATTCTATATTCTGTGTCATCTTCATCTCTAAAAGTTAGCATAATATGATTGGATGAATCTAAATTTGTAATTCTAATATATCGTACATCGCCATTGTCAAATATTCCTGCAACATAACCAACTTTGTTTGCAGTAACACCTACACCGCTAATGGCTGATATAAATCCTATTAATCCACATTCTGTTGTACTTGCAGTTACAACTCTTTTTACAACTTCATTAACACTGGAAATATCCAATGCTCTTTCCGATCCATAATCGATGTTGTTGAGTGTAATTGCTTCTTTGACTGTTACTGTTAGTGTTGCCATATTTTAATCCTTACGGTGTCTGAACCGGAACGGGTATACGAGGTTCTCCATCCGTATAGTCGTCTCGTCTTCTTCGACCTAATTGTTCTGCACCAAACTTCTGTACTTCAGTTTGATACTTTTGTTCGTATAGTTGTAGCATATCTTGCGGACCTTTCAAATAACTAAAGGCCTCTACGAGACATGCATACAATAATCCATTGCCAAAGTTAAGACTTAAATAAGTTGTCGTATTTGCCGAACTCAATCCTACCGGTCTAGCGTTGTAATGAATTTTGTACATAAAAGCTGAGCTCGGTGTAGGCACAATGGTAATTCGTCCTGAAGACGTTGCTCCAGTTCCTTCAGCTCCACCTGACATCGCGTAATATTTAGGTGTGCCTGTCGTAGTTTGAGCAGCATCGTATTCTCTTAAATAACTAATATCTTTTTTCTCTAACCAGCTATTGGTTCCTGTTGCAACTGATGTAGAAGTATAAACTTGAACTCCTCTAACAAATAAAGCTCCTGCAGGAACATGAACATTATCCGTTGAAGCGGTAAGATTACCTACCATTTCTTTTCTATTAGCATCAATAGGTACCTCTCTAAAAATTCTAAGTTCAGCATTATCAATAAATTGATCTGTAATCGTACTTGATAATACAGAAGTTCCAACTTCAGTATAGTTTTGAATTGCTGTTGTAAGTGTTGAATAAGTAAATCCTGCCATTATGCTGATAAAGTCGCTGGTCCTACCGAGACCGGAAACCCTCCTCCTGTAATTCCTCCTGTTGTAGCAGTGCTAGTATCTACAGTAAAATAAAACCAGTCGTCTGTAAAATCTGTATCTCTAGAGCCACTGACATACTTGCCAGTAACAATAGCATATCCCGCTGCTTTTGCAATATTTGAGCCTGCTATACCGTCAAAGGATGCTGGATTTGCATAATCTCCTGCAATTGTTGGTGTTCCTCTAAATCTATAAGTATCCCCACTCGTTAATCCATGATTTGGAGTATTAACGTTAATTACGCTCGATGAAGCCGCGTACGTGGTAAACGGATCATGGATCAATAATGATGAAACATCATTTTCTGTTCTATCTGTTCTTGAATTTCTTAAAGCTTGTGCATCTCCACCATGAGGTTTAGGAGATAGTTGTGGTTGCTTTGATTCATATTCAGAAACATGAACAAACATTCCATTCCATTCCTTAACCATTTCATTGTATGGAAAAGCCATTCCTGATCGGTCTGATATTGCCTGTGCGTGTTTTCCTCTTGAGAATGCCATTATATATTCGGGTAGTAATTTTTCGGAGTTATATAAGTGCTTGCTGCAGATCCGTCTTCTGCTAGTGCACGTGCCAATTCATCTTCATAATAAAGTTTTAATTCTTGTGTTCTTTGTGGTGAAAATTTTTGTGATAAATAAAATGCAAGTCCTGAAGCCATGCATGGTACAAATCTATATGGAGTATCTGTTGCATCTGTATAAGTTGCATCAGCATCCTGAATTCTTTTAACAAAAAATATATGAACAAATTTTGCTGCTGCAGTAGAATCTGGTGTTGGGTAAAGTGTAACAGTTGTTTTATCTATGAGTCTTTGAACAAAATATTGCGAAGGAGTTCCTTTAGATAATTTACTTGCAAGAGCAGAATAAGTTGCTCTAGTAATTTTAGTTATTGCTGAATCAGATTGAGTTGTTTCACCTTTATTTGTTCGGTAAGTTGCTTCTAAAACATCAGCAATTCCATAAGTAGAAGTTCCAGTTGTTCCGCCTATTGTAGTAGCACTTGTTCCATCACCGGTTGCTCTGTAGAAAATATATTCTGCCTGACCTTCAACTAGATCAATATTGGTATCTCCAACTTCCCAATAATGTAAACCACGATTACCCCATTCCTGAAATAATACGTTTAATGATCTTCTTGCAGTTGATAATTGATAGCCACTTACTGCTGAAATACCAATTCGCTCATAAGCTTCTTGAATAATTTCATCAACGGCGAAAGTCTTGTCGAAAGTGACTGTACCAGAAGTAGTATTTGCCATGGGCTACCTCCTAGTATGACTTACTTAACTCTAGAATAATTGTATACGCATCGTTAGATGTGTGATGTAAAGTTGTTAAATCAATATCACCAGTAATACCACCACCAGCATTATTTTTAATTCCACCAAAAGATCTAAAATCAAAATGTCCTACTGTAGGTTCTAAAGCTACACCACCACCTAAAATTAATGCTTTAACATTAGTTGAAGCATCCCATTCTAAATCAATTCTCATGCCTGAAATTGCATACCATACTTGTGTAATATGAACTCTTGTACACGTAGCACCATTGCTTGATGAAGTTGCCAAAGCTGAAACATCAACTTTTTTTACTGATGCTTCACCATTACCATCAGAGATGTTTGTAAATTTCACAACAGCGACTCTATCGCCGTCAGATAATGTTTGACTTGTTACTGCGTCTGCCATTTTTTCCTCCTGTTAGAGAGAGGGAGCCGAAGCTCCCGCTCTATTAAAGTTTATTTTATTACAGATTCATCCAAACTAATGAATACTCTGTAGTTGCACTAACACACATAACTTGTCCAATTATTTGACATTCAGCATCTGCGCCAGAATCAAGAACTTCAACTGCTCCTGCAGTTCCGTTTGAACGAACTGCTGGTGATACTAGAGTAAGAGTACCGTCAGTTAACAGTGCAGCTGGTCCATGAGTTTGGAACCAACCATAATAACTAGCAGTCATATCAACTGTTGTTGCACCCACGCAAGCACCAGTATGTGTAGTCGGAGCTACAACAACTGCTGAGTATGGGTTAGGCATCAAAGTTAATTGAGAGTTAGTTGTTAATGCTGTTGCTAAATCATCGTAACAAGTAATAATAACACTTGGATCGTCTCCGTGATCATGAGCAGGGTTAGACTTAACTTTTAAACATTGTCCTTCACCATTCACATCATTAACAAATAGATAACCTTCAGCATATTGATTAGCTGTAAGATCTGTGTCTCCAGCTGTTTCAATAGATATTGCTGTTTCACCAGCTGCAGTTGTTGCAGTAGCAGCACAGTTAGTGTGATTAGCAACTTCTGTTACGTGTTGTACGAGTTTTCCAGCAGTAATCGCTGAACCACCATTAAGTCCATATCTGAATTTTCTGTCATTGTAAATTAATTCACTTCCTAATGGAAATAATTTAGATGAACTTTCAGCGAATGGATCTACAGTTGCTGCAGAACTACTAGCTTTACCGATCATTAAATCAGTAGGTCCGTAACCTGATGCAGCTGTATATTTCCAGTGTGCTCCATTTACGGTTATTGGCTGTCCTGATGAATTAACAGTAAATTTATCTGTGTATGCACCAGTTGCAGCTG